GTCCAATCACAACTGCTAGTGAATCCGTTACTCGTGTTTTATTCATCAATTCCATTACTTAATCACCAACTTTTCTGTCCGGACAAGTTCCGCACCTTTGACTTTCTTGCCAGATTTAAGCAACTCTTTGAGTGTTTTTTTGTCCGGCGCAAGCGTCACTTTTTTTGTAAAATATTTTTTCGGAAGATCATCTTCGTTGACCTTAACTGATTCTGGATTCTTAGTAATTTTTATAATCAGGGCACCACTCTTGACCTCGGTTTGACCTGTGATATTCATAGCTGTCATAATGTTATCCTTGACATAATCCAGCTTTTTCTGTGCCGCCTGTTTCTTCACTTTGAAGCTCTCTTCCTCAGCCTTGTACATGGCCACGTCGGCTTCTAGATTCTTGATAACATGGGCATATCCTTCTGCTTTCTGTTCGAATTGTTCTTGCCAATCGATAGCCTCAAGTGTGTCCGTTTTTGTTTCGTCATCAATATCCATTTGATAAATTGTCAGAAACTGACCTGTTAGTTCGTATAAACTAGCCATTTTTTTCTACCTCTCTGATTTTGTTTGTGAGTTTTGTTAGTCCAATACCTGATTTGGTTAAATCAGCGTTGGACGTGAATAAATGATTTTGATTCATTCTAGCAATTTCGTTTTTAGATAAACATGCCAGGTTTGAAATATCATAGTTTGTTTTATCACCGTCCAGGAAAACGATTGAGTACCCTTTTGGTATCGGCCCATGATGGTCCTCCCAGACTTTACGATGTTTCAAAACCCATTGATTAGGTTCTCCAATCTTTTCTTTCGGATAACCGTCTGTTGTGTAGTTGATAGTGCCGACAGGTACATAATTGGGAGGTCTATTACCTTTTTTGAAGTAACCACTATTGGGTGGCCTATTCGGGTACTTCTTCCCCTTATTGTGGGGAATCTGACCTTTCTCGAATCTTCCCGTCAACCCACTATGTAAATTATTATTTCTCCGATAACTCCTAATCTGCTTCTCAGTCAGTGATAAGCCGAATTTTCGGTTCATTTCATTTGCGACATCCCGAGAAATCTTATTTTTTTGGATTGACACAAGATACTCGTGTTGCTCCTTTGTCAGCAGTTTACCTTGATAGGCTTCGCCAACCAGCAATCCTAAACGTTTACGGACACCGCCGATTTGAGTCTTGTTGTAATTCGTACCAAATTTCTCATTTAGTAACCTAGTTACTTCAGGAGTTAATCGACCAGGGCATATCTCATGCATGTACTCCGTGTACTCATCCTTCCAGCAAAGCGATTGGGGCATTGACTTCACCTACCTTGTCTTTGAATTTTTCAGCATCTAGCGCCAACTGGCCAGCTTGTAGGATTTGACCTGAAATAGCGACCATCTGTTTTGATCGTTGAAGCTCGGTCTTTAATTCATCAGCAGTAAGATCCCTATCATCCAATGTTTCTAGTTGGGCAAAAAGAGTATTGGTTAAATCTGTCAATTTATTTCGAACCATCTACTTCGTAACCTCTTTCATCAATTTATTTGCTTCTTTGATTAGCAAACGCATAACGTTGCTATCAGTTTCTTTCTCTGCTGCTCTTGTCAGCATTTCCACCCACTCACGTCTAGTATCATTCTTCCAGTCAACCAACTCAGTGAGTGCCTGTGTATGGTTATAGTAAGGCGAGTAGTCGTATGACTTATCTTCCAAGCGAACGCATCTGCCTGCCTTGATGTCTTTGGCCAGGTTCGCTCTCACATTACTATTTGTTGTACCAACGACCTCAGCTACTTCATCGCATGAGGCAGCAGGGTGCTCTCTATAATATTCCCTAATTCGTTCCGCTTGAGTCATGTTTTTTCTCTCCTTACACGTTCATATTCACGTTTGAACTTGCATCTTCAACCAATGCCTTCAAGTCGTTTTGGTATTTATCAATCAGTTGTCTGTTGTTGTTCACGAAATTAGCAACAACCTGTCCAAGGAATTCTTGCGTTGGAACTCCTTTAATATCAGCTAGTAATTTTACAAATTCTTTCTGTTCCTCAGTCACTTCTGCTCTAAGAAACGATTTCCCTTTATGATGTAAATCCATCAGTCATACGCCTTTCCTTTAAATTCACACTTGATTTCCACGCTACCGCACTTCACACATTTGAGAGGTGGATAGCTATCGAACCAATCAAATTCACGTCCACATTCTGAACATCCACATTTCCAGAAGTTCATTATTTTCTCCTTAGTTTTAATTGAAAATTCTCTGCTTCTAATCTCTTTCTCAAAGATTGCTCTCTTTGCAATTGTTTCTTGAGATCATCTATTTCATGTTGCATATGCGCCATCATTTCAAGGTCACGCATTTTCTCTCTACGCTTGCAAGTGGATAAATCCCATGCTTGTCTATCCCATACGATTTGCATATTGTACTCTCCGTGGTTCTGGTAATGCTAGTGGCTCAGGACGCAATCCTTGAGGAGGTTCGTTGTCGTAGGTGAAACCAGGGAACGGACGACGGATGTTCTTGCGGATTTGTTGCCATTTGTCCTCTCTACCACGTTCGTAAGCATGGTTATAGCCTTGGATAATCATAGACGCAAATTCTTGCTCTTCTCGTCTCTCTTCTTCCTCGCGTTTTTCTTGCAATTTGATATGACGACAAACTCCCACAAATCCAATCAGCAAACCTCCTACTCCCATTAATTGATTTAAAATCGGTGGTTCAAACATTTTTATCTCCTTTATGCTCTTAATTTTCGTACTTCTTTTTCTAATTCCAAAATCTCATAAACATCATTGATATCGTACATAATATCTTTCCCTTGCTTACGAAATCTTAACCCTCTACGTTCTAACTTCTTAACATAGGCATGATTAAAGCCAAACTTCTTCATCAAAGCCTGTTGATTGATTGGCATGCGATCATTCTCTAACTGCTCCTTGACTTGCTTTTCAGCAAAGGCCAGTAATTGGTTTGTGAACAATTCAGCACTTTCGCCGTCCAATCGTAATTGTAGCGTTATACCTTCCATTTTTTTACATCCTCTCAACTATGCGGGCAAGCATTTTTGTGATATAATGGTTTAAATTATTTAAGTATGCGCCTGATTGCCGTCAGGTGCTTTTTTGTTTTGCCTTAGACAGAAAGTCTAATCATTGACAAGCTTGGCTTTTAATTCAACTTCAATAATACAAAGTCTATCGATTGCTTTTTGTAATTCTTCGGCTTTTTTTGATACTTCTTTATAGGCTTCCTTGAATTCTTCAATACCAGAAACTTCAACATTAATCCGATATCCTATTGGTCTCATTTCTTTCTCCTTTTTGATATAATGTTTAATAAAACGAGGTAATTCTGATGTTTAGTTTGATTGATATTTTGAATATTTCTGCTGCATGGATTGGTGCTATAACGGGTGTCACAGGTCTGTTTTACTCAATTTTTATAAATAGAGCTCGATTATTGATAACAGATGCCTATGCAATGGAAGTGACAGATGAAGCTCCTTACAAATATTCTTTTGATATTGTTAACCCAAGTAACAGCACATACACAATCAAAAGTATTCAATTATTCGATAGTGACGGAAAGGAAATAAAAGATAATAACTTTGATCCATACGAAACACTCCCTCTTCACAAGTATGTTTTGAGAAAAGATGATTTACATTCCTATCCCTTCGAAGTTGATGAAATTATTTTCCCTCATAGCAGTATTACTTACTCTTATTACTTGGATAGTTTACCGTGTAAAATCAAGGTCAAGACTAGTAAGAGAATTCGTTTCATTTTCAAACACAAATCATTCCATCCTGTCTTTTATAAAGCAAAATAGATTTATGACAGCACAAACTACATTTACGATTGTTACTATGATTAGTCCTAGTTCACTCATTCCATACTCCTTTCTAGTCTTTTAGAAATGATTTCTACATCTGAGTCGTCCAGTTTCAACTGGTCGGCTTTTTCATTTAAACGAGCTTCCACGGCTTGGTGAATTTCGTGCCATTCTCGTTTTGTAAATTGGCTTCTGAATTTTAGAAATTCCTTTATTGTTTCTTTCATCCGTTCTCCTTTCTATTTCTAATCTCCATTTCTGCTATAATATAAGCAGAAAGGAGTTAACCTTATGACTTTTAAAGAATATTTGACAATAGCAAGCAAACGCGACATCTACGATGATGGTAAAGATTTTGATTTTGAAACCATCTTTGCTAGAGAAATATTACGTTATGCACACGATTCCGAACTGGAAACCAAAACAGGTTTCTTTCGTCATCTCGAAATCATGGATGCCGAAGCTTGGTTTATCGAACTTGCTCGCTCAGTCTATCAAGATTTTGAGAAATCAATTTCAGATTCTCACTAATCAAGCGTGACTTTTTTTGATACGGCAATCTCATTAATTTACCACCAACTCTGACCACCTTAATGATTTTTTCGAGGTGGTCTTTTTCTTTTTCAAGAGCATCAATAAATTCTTCCATCCTACTCCTTTCTATTTCTTCTCTCCTTTCTGCTATAATATAGTCAGAAAGGAGGTGATATTATGACTAAGTCTGATTTGGCACCTTATCTAAATGCAGTTACAAACGAAGAGGACACTCTTCTAATCTGCAAAACAGAGCAAGGTGCATATATTGGCGACTTCAGCCCCACATGCGATGATGAAGATTTTGTGCTAACTTACGAAGATGTTTCAGTCTCTTTGTCTTACGCACAGGTTCTTTCTGCAACTCTTTTGAAGGCTTAATCGCTGGCTTCAAATGGTCATTCATCCAAATGCTAAACAAAAACTGACACTGTCCAACCGTCTTTTTTGTTCTAGTGCTTGGGTGGATTTTTATTTGTTGGTAATCTTCCCACGCCAACTTATGCCCGTACCCTTTCAGAATTTTTGTAAACAATTCAAAAGGTACTTCAAATGTGATTTTGTCAAGTCCAGTAGATTCTACATAATCTTCTGGTAACTCGAATAGTTCTCTGTCTGTCATACGCTCTCCTTTCTCTGTTTGTTCAATTAACTTGAACTTATCGATTAAAAAAATATTCCCAAACGTCAGCGTTTGATATTTCAAGCAATCCACAAGCTTTATGGATTTCGGTATTTTTCCAAGTTGTCTTATTGTTGACCTTTTGGGATATACTGTGCTCTGAAATACCCATTGCTTCAGCGAATTTTGCTTGCGATCCAAAATACTCTACAATACGCCCGTTTAATTTTGAATAATTAAAAACCATATTATCTCCTTTCTCTATTCGTTCAAGATGTTTGAACTTTTATAAACCTATTATAACACACGCTTGAACTTTGTCAAGAGGAAAATTCATTTTTTTTGAACTTTTTATTTACTTTTTTAAAAAACTCAGTATAATATAGATAGAGAGGAAAAAGTATTATGAAAGAAACTACTACTAACAGGTTGAGACAGCTAATAGCCGAGACAGGATTGAAACAAGTTGAGATACTAGAAAAATCTAAACCTTTTCAAAAAGAGCTGGATGTAAAGATGGGCAAAAGCGCACTTTCTCAATATATAAGCGGGAAATCAAACCCAGACCAAGATAAACTGGTGCTTTTAGCAAAAACTTTCGGTGTAAGCGAAGCTTGGCTTCTCGGATTCGACGTTCCTAGAAAACCTTCTAGCACAAACATCGTCAACGGCGACAATCACGGCGTAAATGGATTAGATGCTGGAAGTGGCAATACCAATACCTATAATTTCGGTGTAAACGATAATATAGATAGCCATAACGAGAGTATGAAGGCTATCGGTATCGCAGACATGAAAATGTCACGCGCATTATTGAATGCCCAAAACGAGACCGTTAAGAAACTGGATAGAATCATAGAGCTTTTAGAAGAGCAGAATAAAATTTTAAAAAAAATAAAAGAGTAAATAATATGTGCAATAACTGAACCACATTAAAAGCTGAGAGAGGTTTCATTATGAATGAAGAACGCAAAGTTTTAGGTATTTTGGCTATTATTTTCGGAGCAATCGCTCTATTTGGGTCTTGGATGCCTATTATTAACAATCTATCTTTTGTTATTGCTATCTTAGCGCTTATATTAGGCTTGATAGGTCTAGCTATCAACAGAAAAAGGCCAAAAATGTTGGCTATCATTGGTACAGTCTTAGCAGTCGTATCAATGGTTATTGTTATCGCTACGCAATTGATGTATGCCCGTGCTTTGAATAACGTTGCTAAAAACGTTGAAGAAACTGTTAGCTCAGTAAGTTCTTCTATCGAATCATCACAAAAAGAAGAGGATGCTAAATTTAACTGGACAAAAGAACAGTTTGACGCTCTTCAGATGGGCGACATCATGAATTATGGAGCTGGTGGAACTAACTACGACGATATTGTTAGCGATCATGGAGAACCAAATAATATAAACACTACTACTGTCAATGATCATGAAAGTAGAACAGTTTCATATTCTTCAGCAGGAACAAAAATCCGAAGCGTTACTTTGACATTTAGCAAACAAGAAAGTGGTGCTTATTTATTGACTGCTAAAGTCGGCATCGGATTGGAATAATTTTATTTTCATGATATAATTAAGTTACTTAGAGGTTTACCCTCATAATTTTAAACTTTGAGCCTTTGCGCTCCAGGGAAGTAACTTAACTGTTGCTTCCCTTTTTAAAATAAAAAAATCCCCACACTCGCAAAGTTTGGCGACTCTGAGTGTGAGGATTTAACTTTCCATCTAGCAAGCAATGGAAAGGATGATAAA